CTTCCCGCCCTTACCGGCGGCTTCCTTCGGCGGCTTGGAGTTGGTTTGCTTGCCCATGGCTAAGCTCCTGTTTCAAAAGGAGGAAAGGCGGGGCCATGACAGCCCCGCCGCATGATCAGCCTTGCTGGCGCACGATGTAGGTCACGTAGACCAGCGCCTTGCCGGTGGTGCTGTCGGTGTTCACGATGTCACACGTGATCCGGGCGGGCTTCTCGAAGTAGAGGTTGGCAGCCGAAACCACGTCCCCCGCGATGTGCCCCACCGCCGCGTCGATATCGAGCGCGGATTCCGTGAAGGCATTCGGGTCGGAAGTCAGACCACCCTCGGAGCGGTCAAACCCGATGTCCACCTGCTCGTTGCCGGTGCCAGACCATGCGGTCAGGATGCCGACGCCGGAGCCGATGATGAGCGCGCCACCAGGAACGTAGCCCAGCTCGTAAACGCCGCTGAGGTCGGCGTTGGTGATGTAGCGGCTCAGGGTGTGCACCACGTTCTGATGCACCACCTGACCTTTGCCTGCGTTCAGTCCCATCTGTCAGCCCTCCTTACGCTGCGGTCGGACGCGCGGCGTAGGTCGAAACCACGATGGTTCCGAAGTCCTCCGCGTTGGTCGAAGAGTTGTCGGCGGGGATGTACTTGGTCTTCTTCAGACCGAAGATCGAACCCGCCAGAACGCCGAGCCTGTTCTTGTAGTCGAATGCCTCTTCGACCCACGTGAACTTGGTCGGCCCGTTGTCACCGCCAAAGGCGATGGTGGCCGCCTGCGCGCCGCACAGAACCGCGCGACGGGTGTTCGACACCGCCGTGCCCGCCGTCGAGTGGACGCCCTGCGTGACGCGGCTCGCCTTGTGCAGCACGACGCCGTTGTAGATGCCAAGGGCACCCGTGAAGATCGGGTTCTCCTTCACATCGCCGCCCATCAGCGCCGACTTCTGGATATCCTGCCACTGGCCCGCCGTGGTCGAGGTGCGCAGGTCATAGACCTGATCGTCATGCAGGAACATGACGTAATAGTTGTCGCCCTCGTAGCGGATCGGACGGATCATCGGCCCGGTCGGCTGGCAATCGAGGCGGTTTCCGCGTAGTTGCGGGCCACGTCGATATAGGTCAGGTCGAACTTGTCCGATGTCGTCAGCGCCTGGTCGGTGGACTGGTTGCCCGCCCGGATGATCCGGTTGGTCGAGGGCGCGATGACGGCGTTGTTGCCGGTGAACTTCGTGTCCGAGACTGCGGTGTTGCCGCAAATCTGGTTGAAAAACGACGCGTCCATGCGGCGCGCCCACCAGTCGGCGAGGCGGTCGCGGGACACCCGGCGCAGGTTGTAGGGAACCCGCTGTTCCGTCATGCGGCCCTTGACGCGGGTCGCGTGGCGCAGCTGGTCGATGCGCAGGTTGTCGTCGTAGAACTGGAGGGCTTCTTCGTTGCCTTCCAGCGTGGCGTCACCCTGGACACCATCGCCCTGCATCTGGACGTTCAGTCCGCAGGTGATGTTGTCCCCGGCGGACTTTTTCAGGTCCACCTTTTCCATGATCAGGCTGTCCTCGGTCTGGCCGATGAACTTGCCGATGAACGTGCGCCGGATCGCCTCAGCCGCGAGGTCTTTCGACCAGACGGATACGGCCAAAGGATGGCCAACTCCGAAAGTTGTGGTAGCCATAGCAGGCTCCTTTTTGCTGATGTCAGATGAAGCTCACCATGACGCCGGAGCCGAGCGGGGCGCGTTTTACGTCTGCGCAGACGGGGACCGCCGAAGCGTGTCAGTCAGTTGTCAGTATGCGCCTGGGCGGCGTTTCGGTCAACCGCCCATGACTTTCTGCATCATGGCGTCGCGTTCGGCCTTCGGCATCTTTGCCAGTTGGGCCTCGCTCATCTTCGCCAGTGTCTCGATGGTGACGCCGCCGTCGCTGGACGGGCCTCCCGCCGTGGCCATGCTCTGCGTCTGGCGCTGCGCCTCAGCCAGGGCGTTGACCTGCGCCGCGGCCTGTGCCGGAACCGGATCACGGGCCGCCTGCGCCGGGGAATAGCCGCGCATCTTGGCGTAGCTGTAGAACAACTCGCCGGGGTTCTTGCCCTGGGTATATGCCTGCGTGACGATGGCCCGAACATCGACTTCGATCTGCTGGTCGATCTGCTCCGGCGAATTGCCGTAGAAGGCCAGCTCCTCGCGCCGCACCTTCACGGCATGCTGAAAAGCCTGATCGTAGTCCGGCGTTGCGGCCTTGAACTGCATCACGTCCTGATTGACGCGGGCCATGATCTGCTGCTCTTGCGCCTGTTCGGTCGCACGGCGGTCGGCATCGGCCTTCTCGGCGGCGCGCTGCTTGATCTGGTCGATCTGGAATTGCTTGAACGCCTCGGGCTGCAACACCGGGTCGGGGACCACGATTTCGGGCGGCGGGTTCAGCTTGGCTTCGATGGCGGCAAGCTTGGCCTGCAACTCCTGAAACGCCGCCTCAGATGCCTTCCGGCGCTCGCGCTCCTGATGCAGGGCACCTTGCGGAACCATGCCCGGCGGGGGCTTGTCGGCTTCCGGGGCCGGGGTTTCCGCGACCGGCGCGGGCGTCTCAGCCGGGGTTTCCGGCACATCGACCGCTTCGGCGGGCGCAATTTCCGGGCCGGTGTCGGCCTTCATAGCCTCCATCGCCGCGCTTTCGTCGGCAGTCAGTTGTTCGGGCATGTTGGTCCTCTATCGTGGGATAAACGGAGCGCTGGCCGGGCGCGGTTGGGCCATTGCCGGGGGCTGGATAGGCGTTGCCGCCTCTTTCCCGGCGCGAACTTGGTTCAGGATCACCTGAGACTGGTTTTCCTCGGCTTCGGACTGCGTTTTCTGCACCTCCGCCTGCGCGGCCTGCATTTGCAGCGCCTGCATCGGGTCCTGGCCTTGGTTTTTCTTCTGCTCTGCCGCCTTGGCGCGGACCTTTTCGGCGAAACTGGACGGCAACGGGCTGTATTCCAGCACGTCGGCCCAGTCTTCCAAGCCAAGTCCGCCCTGCTGCAGCACCGGCATCATCTTCTCGATCACCGCCCAGGCCCGCTCTTTCTCGTTCGGCGCGGCGGGGCTGTCATCGACGATCACGTCGTACTTTCGCGTCCCGGTTTCGGTGGCCAGAGACACATATTGCGCCAGCCCCTCGCGGACGATCCTCACCAGCCTGCCGGTGGGGGCGATATGGTCCCGCAGGAACGACAGGATGACCTCGCCCTGCGTCTTGCGGTAGAACCGCAGACTGTCGAAATAGGTGGCCAGCGTCGTCATGCTGGCCTGCTTGCGCTGCGCCTCCAGAACCCCGGCCTGCTGCCTGTCCGCCATGCCCATCAGCTCGAGCGAAACGCCCGATGTGTCCCGGATCGTGCTGATGGCGAACTGCGTCAACTGCATCAGAGCCGCGGGCATCTGCACCTGCGGCTTGGGCTGGATGCGCCCCGCAGACAAGGCACCGTTCGCCACCGCAACGGCGCTGTCAGCCGCCGCCCATCCCTCCTCGAAGGCATTCGCGTCCAGCACCGCGCCCTGCTCATACATCACCCCGCCCTTGGCGTTGGCGTTGATGATGTGCAGCGTCTGGCTCAGCCACTTGTTGGCGTATTTCTGCGGGTCCATCATAACCCGGAGCAGCCCGTAAAACCGCTTCTCCTTGCGGTCATAGTTGCCGGTCATCGCCTTGAAGGTGCAGCCGTCCTTGCAGGGCTGGTTTTCCAGCAGGATGCCGTCGCGGCCCAGAAACGCCTGTTTCCAGACGTATTTCGTCATCGGGCGGTTCGGGATCACCGTGTCCAGCGGCATGACTTTCGCCAGCTTGTCCCAGTCGGCCTTGGGCATTTCCTTCCGCTCGCCAGACTGCGGATCGACATATTCGACCGACTTGACCTTCTCGCGCCACTGCACCTGGACAACCGTAACCGTGCCGTCGCTGGCCTGCCCATCTTCCCGCTCGCCAGACTTGTACTGGTCGCCGATCAGGGTTTCATGGCTTTCGCCCTCGTCCTTCGCCTTGCTGATCCAGTCCGCGTTGATCTCGCTCGCTTCCTTGCCGGGGAACATGTCCTGCGCTTCGTCCAGCGGAATTTGCCGCACCCGCGCAACCCGGCTGGCGTCCTGCACGCCCTTCCGGTGGGCATGGCAGTCCCAGCACATTTCCAGCGGATCGAGCCTGACAACGCGCGGCGCGCCCTCCGGGTCGGCCACATAGTCCAGAAGCGTTTCCGTCCAGCCCAGACCGGCAACAAGCAAGTCCTCGAACGCCTGTGTTTCCTCGTCCTCGGCATTCGACTCGTCGCGAAACCATTCGGCCCCGGCGGTGAGGATTTCATTCGGCTTGGCATCCCCGATCTCGCGCGGGATGAACCTGACCTCGGTGCGGTTGTTGATCTCCGACCCCGAGACAGAGGCGAGGATCACCTGCACCCGGTTGAACACCACGGGAACGCGGGCGTTCTCCTCAAGCTTTGCCTTCTCCTCCTCGGTCCACTGGTGGCCGTCCTTGAAGGCGCATTCCTTCTCGGCTTCCTCGCGCCACTTGGACAGGGCGTTCCAGTCGGCTGTGACGTGGGATTTTAGCGATTCGAAGTCCATCACGCCGCCCATGCGTTGCCGCGCTTGCGAGGCGCGACCTTGACGGGCTTCACGATAGCGAACCGCTTCATCATGAGCGCATACCTGCAAGCCGAAATGAGGTCGTCGCGTTCTTTCACGATCTTGCCGTCCTTCCGGTGATACAGGCGGAATTCTTCGAAGAACTCGCCAACCGTCGAAAACACCTTCCACCGGCCCGTCTGCATCCGGTCCAGCATGTCCATCAAACCGGCCTCGACCGAGTTTGACCCATCTTCGAACGTGGCCCGCTCTTGCAGAAGGTTCAGGCCCTGCGCCCGATATTGTGTGGCGAGGTTTGTCCCCGCCGCCGTGTCGTTGTTCCCGTCGTGCGGCCATGACCAGGGCAGCCATTCGCCCCAAGGCTTCACAGCCGCCGCGTGGATGATCGGCGTGGCCTCGCGCTGCCGATAGCCCTTGGTGACGTAGATCACGTCCGCGTCACGGTCCCAGGCCAAACAGCCCGCCGCAGTCGGGTGATCCCAGCCGAAGTCCAAGCCGCCGATCTGCACCCAGTGCTTGGGAACCTCGAAAGGCTCGCAGCGGATCAGGTCTTCTTCCACCGGGAAGATGCGCCCCGATCCCAGTGACGGGACGCCCTTGATCCGCGCCTCGCGCTCATGCGGGGGATAGCTGGCGATGATCCGCGCCCTGTCCGCCGGGGTGTAATGCTCGGCATCCTCGATGGTCATCGTGGTGACGCTGCGATCCGGGCTGTCTTCCAGAAGATACCTCGCAACCACGGATGACATTCCCATCAGCGGCGTGAAGGTGACGGCGATCAGGCCTCGTGTTGCGTTGGTTCGGGTGATCCCCTCGAAATACACGTCCTCTGGTGGCTCCTCGTCAAACCAGACGTAGTCCACCGTATTTGCCTGCCACTTGCCCCGGCCCTGTTCATAGGCCTTGAACAACAGCGTCGACGCCCCGCCGGACACATGCTTGATCGTCACGCTGTCCAGGGCGTTGCTAACGCCCATCCGCCGCA